TCGGCGCGCCGCACATCAGACAAAGAACCTTCTTCGGTGCCGTGGCACTTGGCGGGCTGGCCGACAGCAGCGTCACGGGATTGGAAGGACACGCCGGGAATGGCAACCACGGCTACGAACCCGGACGGATCGACCCGGACGCGGTTGGATCAGCTGGGGCGCGTGGCGGGTCTGGCGGGCTGGCCGACGCCGACGGCGCAGGAACCGGGGGGATCCCCGGAAGCCTATCTGAAACGAAAGGGGCGGAAACAGGACGGGGCGTTGGGTTTCCTGGCCCATGCGGTCATGTTGGCGGCACAGGACACAACCAAGGGACCGGCACGCCTCACGACCCGTGGTCAGCTGCTGACTGGATCCACTGCCGGGATGGAAAGTGGCGGCCAGTTGAACCCGGCACATTCCCGCTGGCTCATGGGGTATCCGCCCGCGTGGGACGTTTGCGCGGTTACGGCAATGCCATCGTCCCCCAGGCGGCGGCAGTCTTCGTAAGAGAGTTCGAACAATGCATCTGATCTGTGCCGACGCAGTGGCCATCCTTGCTGCGACCCCGCCCGAGTCCGTCGACTGTATCGTCACGGATCCGCCCTATCGCACCATCAGCGGCGGCAAAGGCGGCACTGACGGTCGACCGGCGGGAATGCTAGCCAAGAATGACGGCCGGATCTTCGATCACAATGATATCGAGGTCGAAACCTGGGCCCCGCTACTGTTCCGCGTGCTGAAAAGCCCGGGGCACGCCTGGGTATTCTGCAACGAACTGAACCGTCATCGGTTCGAGTCGGCGTTTCGCGCTTCGGGGTTTCGGATTCACGGCCTTCACGTCTGGGTCAAAAACAACACGGTGCCGAACCGTTGGGGCATGAAGAATTACGAACCGGTCTTTTTGCTTCGCAAGGGCCCGGCCCGGGCACTCTACACCCCGTCGCTGCAGCAAGCGCAAATGGTGGCGAACGTTCCGAGTCCGAAAGCGCACCCGACCGAAAAGCCGGTCGAATTGCTGCGGTCCTATATCGCGGCATCGACGCGGCCCGGTGAAACGGTCCTTGATCCCTTCATGGGCGTCGGATCGACCGGCGCGGCCTGTCGCGACCTGGGGCGGATTTTCACAGGGGTCGAGATTGACCCAGTATATTATGGGGCCGCCTGTGCGCGGTTGGGGGTGATGCCATAATGCTACCGGGCAAGAAATATATCCTCTTTCGCCGCGAATGGGACGCCGCCAAGGGCAAGTGGCAAAAGATCCCGTGCGACGCGACAGGCGCGACGATCGACGCGCACGACGCGAGTCAGTGGCGCAGTTATGACGAAGTCGCCCCGGCGGCAACATGGGATGAGTCCCGCCCCGGCGCGCCCTATGGGGTCGCTTGGGTGCTGAATGGCGACGGATGGTTTTTCCTCGACATTGACGACGCACTGATGCCCGACGGCAGTTGGTCGCCCGATGCCGCAGCCCTGTGGCAATCCTTCAATGGTGCCCTGGGCGAGGTCAGCACCAGCGGCAACGGCCTGCACATCTTCGGCCATTGCGACCCGACCCTGCCCGAGACGCACCGGAACAAGTTTGCCGGGCCGTCCGGTAAGCTGGATCGGGAATTTTACACGGCGGGCCGGTTTGTGGCGCTGTCACGCGGCGGCCCGCAGCCGATCGGCGGTCAGTGGGTGACACGCGATTGGACCGATCAGCTGCGCCGCATCGTGCCGCAACGCGAAGACCTCGGGGCGCTACCCGAGGGCGTTGACCCGGATTACACCGGACCCGACGATGACGACCAGCTGATTGCCATGGCGCTGCGGTCACAACCCGCTGGCGCGGCCTTCGGCGGCAAGGCGACCTTTGCCGACCTGTGGAACGCCGATGCCGCGCGGCTGGCGCAATTTTACCCTGCCGAAGATGGCCACGGGTTCGATCACAGCAGCGCCGACATGGCCCTGATGACGCTTCTTGCGTTCTGGGCAGGCAAGGATATGCCCCGCATGGACCGCCTGTTTCGCCGGTCCGGTCTGATGCGGGACAAGTACGAAAAGCGACCCGACTATCAGCGCGAAACGGTCGGCAAGGCCGCACGTCTCTGCCGCGCCGTCTACAACCGCCCGCGGCCCGAAACCGCGCCGACTCCTGCAGCCGGCGGCGACGTGCCGGAAATGTGGCTGACGTTGCCGGAAATGCAAAAGCACTTCGACGGCTGCGTTTATATCCGCGACGTGCACCGCGTCCTGGTGCCCGACGGTGCCCTGTTGAAGCCGGAACAGTTCAAAGCGTCATACGGCGGGCACGTCTTCACCATGCGGGCCGATGGAACGAAGCCGACGACCAACGCGTTCGAAGCCTTCACCGAAACGACCGTGCACCGGTTCCCGCGCGGCATCCGGGCCGTATTTGAGCCGAAGGATCCGCGCGGCACGATCTATCCCGACGGCGGTGTGAACATCTATGTGCCCGACTACTGCGGGAAACGCACGCCAGGCGACGTGACGCCGTTTCTGGACCACATGGCCCGGATCATCCCGAACGCCTCTGACAGGGCAATCCTGATGGCCTATTGCGCCGCCGTGGTTCAATACCCCGGATCGAAATTCCAATGGGCCCCGGTGCTGCAGGGCATGGAAGGCAACGGCAAGTCGCTGATCGCCCAGTGCGTCAAGTTTGCGGTCGGCGAACGCTACAGTTTTGAGCCCGACACGGAAAAGGTGAACAACCAATTTAATGGATGGCTTGAAAATAAGCTGTTCATCATCGCCGAAGAAATCCACATGAAGGGGCGGCGGGAAGTGCTGGACGGCCTCAAGACGAAAGTGACGTCGCGCCAGCTGTCGTATGAGCCGAAGGGTGCGGAACAGCGCATGGGGAACAACTATGCGAATTGGATCCTTTGCACCAATTACAAAGACGCCGTGATCAAGACGTCGACCGACCGCCGCTATGCGATCTTCTTCACCCCGCAGCAGTACCAGGGCGACCTTGAGCGCGACGGCATGGCGGGTGACTATTTCCCGCAGCTGTACGATTGGTTGCGGGCCGGCGGTTACGAACACGTCGCGCACTATTTCGCCACGTATCAGATACCGATCGAACTGAACCCGGCTGTCGAGTTTGGGGGCAAGGCGCACCGCGCGCCGACCACGTCCAGCACCGACGCGGCGATCGCCGAAAGCGCGGGCGGCATCGAACTGGAAATCCTGGACGCGATCGAGTCGGAAAAGCCCGGCTTCCGGGGCGGCTGGATCAGCAGCAAGGCATTGATGATCCATCTGCAGCAAGTGAACCTGCGGGTGCAAAAGAACACCCTGAAACGCATTTTGGGTGAAATGGGGTATGTCCCCTGGGGCCGGGCCCCGCGCCCGATCATGATGGAAGAGGGCACCCGCCCGAACCTGTGGCGAAAGCGGATGATCACAGGGGCCGGGACAATCGAAGAATATCTAACAGCACAAGGGAACGGATATGTCTGACACGAAAGCACTGATTGCGGCGGCGTATGAAGCGGCGGAAAATAAGGCATACGAACTTAAATCGCTGCCGGAAGACGAGAGTCACTGGTCGGACCAGTACATTCGCGGACATGCAGCGGCGGGCATCGGCATCGCGTATTGTATCCGCGCCCTCACCCCCGACGACGCCCGTGCGGCCTACGACGCAGCAATCCGGGCCGCGAAGATCGAGGGGATGCGGGAGGCAATCGCCGTCAATAAAATCTACACCGGCGATGACGTACTGCGACTAGCTGACAGTCAGTCCGCGGATTACGAAAACGCATGGAACGCCGGAGGAGTAGATCACCTACTGGCAGCAAACGACGCCATCACCGCCCTGATCGAAGAGACCGAAAAGGGCGGCACTTAAGCCGCCCCGTCAAACGCCCCGATAGAGGTAGTCTCACTCCGAGGGTTGCCCCAGAAATCCAGTTCCAGCCGCACCGAAGCCGCGCCAATCGCCGGTGAACCAGCTTGCGGCTGGAACAATGCCGCCCCCTCGGTCGGCGTCGCATAGGTCGTATCCAGCGTAGTCTGGTCCCAGTACACTAGGCCGGGGTATTTCGGCGTCAGAACCGTAGACGTATCCAGAGGGCTGTAATCGTCAGCCACGGGGTCGGAAAGCCCAGTCAGGTTCGGCGCGTACTCTAGGTTGTCCCCGAAGTCCAGATTGTAGAACCCTGCGTCATTCCATGTGCTATCAGGGCTGATCCATCTAAAGTTGGTCGTGCTGACAGCGCTTTGCGCGTTCGATGCCAGGATCGCAAAAATGTTCCCCCGCACAATGACAGGCGGTTGAGTGAGGTCTTCTCCGCGCGGGTTTTCTTCCATGGCTCGCGCGGCAATAAAGCCCTGGAACGGGCCTTCTTCCGTCGGAACAGCCGGGAAGTAAAAGATGTTGTTCAGCACACTGGTTCCAGCATGACCACATACCAGCATTTGCGGAACGTTAGATGTCCCGATGACGTAGTTTGATTGATACGTGTGCCGCCCGATCCAGTCCTTGGAGTAGTTCGCGCCAGCCGAGCTTTCGTGACTGATGACGGGCGACCCGCTCTCCATCTGGCATTGTGTGGTGACACTCTCGCATCCGGGATTGGAAGTCGTCAGAAGACGCTGACACCCCTGATGGTTCGGAGGCCCAGCTGGGTCACGCCAGCCGTGCGGGGAGTACATGTTGCTGCACTGGTTCACGTAGACCAAAGCCCGAACGATACGAGTTGGACCGTGAAGGTTTGTAGACGGGGTGCTGCTTGGCCGTCCACCGCCCCTTGCGCCAACAACCTGATCAATGTTGCACCCTTCAAGGGCGATAACTTCAGCTTCCCCAAAAACAGCAAAGTTGGAACGGCTGATAGCATGAAGTTCCGACAGGAAAAGCAGTCGATGATCGAAGGTGAACGTGTTGCCGACTGCGCCGTCATCCGAAGCATAGACGTTATGTGCTAGTCCCTCAGTTTCCAGATCGTGAACAAAGATTGTCCTGTCCGATCCGCCGACCGAAGAGCTAATACCGCGTCGAACATTGGCGTCAGTGGTGCTCTCCGTGGTCGGGTCATAGTTCCCGAACATCCGCACATTGTAGACTTTCAGGTCTTGCGCATAGACATCAAAGCAATCCCCTGTGTCCAAGGCGTTCACGTAGACTTCCGGCTTATCGCCTTCGCCGTAGCTACTTAGGACAATCTTGGCTGAACTCCTGTTGTACAATGCGCCATCATGCCCAAAGCTTTCACCAGCACGGAGACGGATGTGCGCATCTCCGGAAGTCGCCGTAAGGCAAGTGCCAAGGTCCGTGTAGGTGTTCGACGCACCAACCGGGAAGTCGCTTGAGGTGGACACGTAGTAGGTGTCAGCATCCGCATAGGAGTCATTCTCGTGCTGACTGATCGTGACCGTGCCTGATATGGTACGCTCATATCCCTGATAGTACATGGTCACAGACCAAGACTTAACGCCAGTGGTGGTGTATGCACGGTTCGCCTTCGGGCCGATCTTCTTGGCCTTGCCAGTGTTTTTGAACAGGTGGTCATCGCGCAGAACGGCATACGCGTCGGAACTCTCGTCATCGGAGAAAGTCCAAACAAACCCCCCATAGTGGTAAACTTCCGGCGGAATGTTCTTGACCTGAAACACAATGCCGGTCGGCGCAATCAGGTCAGGGTAAGTCTGCGTGACCGTCGCCAGAGCAAGGGGGCCTTGGTCCGAGATCACGGAAGAAAAAGAACGAAGTGGCATATGCTACCCCTTATGCGGTCGGCGTCTGGTTGAGTACAGACGCGGTGTCGATGTTGCCATTCAGGTCACGGTGGGCCAGGTGAACGTCATAGGCCACGCCATTGGTCACGCCCGTCAGGACGATGGAAGTTTGCGCGCCCGTAGACGAAATCGCGGATCCGCCTCGCGCTTCGGGCAAATCGTTGTCGGCGTTCAGCTTCGAAACAATCTGCCACTCATCCGGTGCGGTAGCCCCCTGCGGCACGACGACAACGGTAACATTGCCCTCGGCCTTGTCCGTGGAGTAGTCCAACGTAAGCTGGCCGTCCCCAGGCGTAACAGACACGCCGCTTAGAACCGGCGGCGTGAAGTCAAAGCCAAATGACGTGCCATCGCCAAGCGTCACCACATCAGAGGAAAAAGCAGGGTTGCGCGTCTCCTCGATGAAATAGTGAACATAGGTTGCTGTCTCTGACGTACTGGTCAGGTCGTTTGTTTCATCGCCCGCATCTTCCCCAGTGATGGACACACTGAACGCCTCAAGGGTTCCGGTCCCAGCCCCAGCGCGAATATCGGCCTTGCTGGGCGCTGTCGCTGACGTTGATGTAACGCCCTTTCTCAGCAATCCTTCCGTGCTATTCGTGGCAATGGTGTCCTTAATGTAGGGCGGGTATCCGACGCCATTAACCACCATTGACGCACTAGACGCCTCAAGGGAAATAGTCTGGCCAAAACTGAAAACTAGCTTGCTCATGCTGCGATCACCTCAATGCTAGTGTAGTTCGCCACGTTGTTCGATGTGTTGCTATGGTTGTGCGACCAACCCGTGCCAGAGGTTGCGACTTCTTCATAGCCCGCCAGATAACGGAAGAATGCACTTCCAGTATAGTCCGTAAGCGTTGTAGCCCCGGTTAGTGCAGTGGTTGCGCCGGGAACCTCGTAGCCCGCGACGGACAACACTAGGCTGTTGTTGGCCGATGTGGTGCCGGTCGTGCTGAAAGCGCCGGTCAGGACGGTGTTGGCCGAGCCAAGGGCAATGGGGGTCGTCTGGTCCACACCAGTCATTTCAAGGATCTCGATGTAGATGTCCTCGAAGGTCAGCCCGTCCCCTGTGGTCAAGGTCAGCGTATTCGACCCTGCGGGAATGTCAGCCTCCTTCAGGTAGAACTGCCCTGTACCCACGTCGTACCTACGATTTTTGCCCTGCGCCAAGGTGAAGTCATTTCCGCCGAGGGACAGTGTGAACCCGCCCCCGAAGCCGCCAGCGTCGTTAGTCTGAAAGACCATGTTCGCCACAAGCAAACGATTGGACCCAGTGCGCGCCGTGAAGCTTCCGCCCAAGGCGACGACTGTCTTGTGCGACGGATCAAAGCTGACTGCCGAAACGCCGACCGGGGTATTGTTCAGATCGCTGTCAGTCTGCACGTTAGAGAACTGATCCCCGTGCGCGAGATGAATGTCATAGGCCACGCCATTGGTCAGGCCGTTCAGCACGACAGTCGTCTGCGCACCGGTGCCGGAAACAGTGATGTCCCCGCTGTCGGCAGAGGGCGATCCGCCACCGGATGCTTGACCCGCAAGAATCTCATTATCGTCAGGGGCAGTAGCCCCATTGGGAACCGCAACGATCCTGGCAGTGCCATCGCCTGTGTCTGTTTCCCAGTCGATCGAAAGCTGCGTGCTTCCTGCCGTGACGCCAGTGATCGACACGACCGGAAGCGTGGTCTTGATGTTGATTGCTGTGTCAGAGTAAACCGGAGACGCGCCCGCCGCGTTCTCGAAGACCACGTAAAGGTCGAAAACGCCTACGATTACGGCTGAAATGTCAACATCCACAGATCCCCCCAAGGGATTTGCGGCAAAACTCCCGCCATCTTCAGGGGCCCCGCCGCCGGAAGCCTCACCAGCCAGAACCTCGGCCTGGCTGGGAGCCGTCGATCCGTCAGGGACCAACACCCAGAACCCAGTGCAGCTGACATTCAGGTCAGCAATATACACCGGAACAGACCCATCACTCTCTTGCGTGCCTGCCGTGATGCTGCTTGCGGTAGGCGAGACAGCCCCGCCCCCGCCAAGCGCCCCCAGCGTCAGCTGCCCGCTGATGTTGGCGAGCGGAAAGAGATTAGGCACCGTCCGTCACCCCGACATAGCCGGTAATTTGCGGCATGACGAAAAGGGCCGACGCGCTGGCAACGTCGACAAAATACGCGGCGACCTGGTCGGGCGTCGCGGCGGATCCGGCGCGCAACACCAGCGACCCTGCGGTCGAGGTCGGCGCGCTGCCCGATGTGGCCATCACGTCGATGCCGGCCCCGGTCTTGTTCTGGATGCCGCCGACGCCGGAAACTTCCGTCCATTCGCCCGCAGGGCACAAAATATCAGCATAAGCCATATCGGTTCCTCAGCTTTTCCAGTCGCAATGCCGCGACCCATATTCGTTTTCGACACCGATCTGCCGCAGCGTGTCACGGTCCGTGGCGAGAATAGCACGGGACGTCTGCGGGGCAAACACCTTCGGACCAGGCACGACCTGACAAAACTCGCGCGGGCCGCAGCTACTCAGGGCGAGTAACGCGGCGCAGCAACTCATCATCCGTTTCATTGCGAATCCTTTCATTGATGTCGCGCACCTCTTCGCACGTCTCGGCCGTCTCGGCCTTTTCCTTCAATTGGCCGACACGGTACGTTTGGGCCGCTGCGAAGATGGTCACACCCGCGAGGGCGACGACAAGGGCGCGCAGGATCATGACCGCAACCAACGGGCCGTGAGGGCCGCCCCTGCTGCCAGGATCAGCGCGACCGCGCCGTAACCCAGAAGATCAAATGCGAACGGCGGCACGACCTCCTTGACGTCTTCGCCCAGCCCGACGATCGCCGTGACGCCGGCCGCGCCGCCCAGACCTTTCCATGCCTTCGACAGTTTGCTGTCGGTCGGTGTCGGCTGGATCGGCGGCACGGCGTCGCGCACGCCTTCCAGCGTCGCCCAGGTGCGCCGCCCGACAATGCCGTCGACGGGCAGATCGTGCGCCGCTTGGAAGGCACGCACAGCACGTTCCGTCTCGGGCCCGAACGCCCCGTCGGCTTCGACGCCGATCGCCTTTTGCAGGCGCTTGACGTCAGCGCCTCGATCGCCGACCCGCAACACCACCGGTGACGCGGAACCGGACAGGCGGCGATATTCCGCCTCGATCCGTTTCGCGTAAACCTCGGGCTGCCCCGATCCGTTGTAGCGCCGGGCGAAGGTGTACCAGTCATGCGCCCGCACCGCCGAGTCCAGACCCCATGCCTTGACCAGCGACACGAAGGCGTCAAGGTGTGCATCGGCGCTGTCGGCCATCGCCTCGACCATTTCCACGGGGCCGGAAAATCCGGCGTCCTGTGCGTTGTCACCCATGATCTGCGGCCCGCCCCAGGAAGACGCACGCAGCGCCGCCAGGGGGCTTGCGCGATAGGCCGCGTCGAACATGTCGTCACGCTGGCGCTGCGGTATTTTCAGGCTTTCGCGCCAGTGCATTTTCGATGCGGGCATCTTGTGCGGTTCAAACCGTCGCTCGACCGTGCCGTCGGCCCGAAACGGTGCCTTGCTTTCGACGGCAAAGATGGCGCGCACCGCAGCCCCTTCGCAGCCAAGTGCAGTGGCGGCGCGCCCATATGCGCCATCGGTCAGGGGCTTGGCTAGGCCGCGCCAGGGTGTCGACATGGTTCATTCCCTCCGGGGTAAAAGTTCATAGGCCAGCGTGTCGGTGCGATCGGGCACAGGTGTCGAGACGCCCGGGCACGCATACGTCAGAGTCAAATAGACGGTGATGCGACCGGGCCGCATGCCGGCAGGTGGCACCATTTCGATGCGCAAGGTCTGCAGGTCCGTGTCGATCTGGCGTGCGACGGGGCCGGCCCGGGCGCGACCGCCCGGCGTCGGGATGTTCCGTTCGTCCTGAAAGATCGGGGTCCAGTCCGTCAAGCGGCAGTCAGCGCCCAGGCGCGTGCGGGCCGCGACCATGAACATGGTGACGTTCTCGCCTTCGGCGACCGGTTCCTTGATGTAGGAAAGGCCCTGCGGCTGGCGGATCACGCGGTCTTCGCCATTGGCCCGGGCGACGTCGGCTTTCAGCGTCGCCACGTCGTCGGCAATCGTGCTGATGCGCTGCACCGCGTCCTGCAACTTGTCAACGTCATCTTTCATTTCGTCAAACCCGACGATGACCCCGTCGACGCTTTTCAGGAACTCGGCTGCAGGGCCGATGGTCACGGCCCACATGCCTACGGACCCCAGGACGATGGCTGACAGCGCGCCGAAAATCTTCGACACCTCGATCAGTCTGCCCACTGCCGTTGTCGGGAAACTGTCGTTTGTCACTTCGCTTCCTTCCGACATTTAGATCGCACCGTCACTCACGCGACGAACGTGCAGGGTGTTGTTATAGGCATTCGTCACGTCCAGCGCCTGCGACCCGCCGCTGTTGCTCTGCGACGCACGGATGGTGTAGTTCCGGGTCAGGCCGGTCGCGCCGACGCTTTCGGTGAAGTCGAACTTGAATGTCTCACTGGACAGCCCGGCAGCACCAATGATTTCCTCGCCAATGACCGTCGCGGTGTCCACTTCGTAAAGCTGGATCGTCACCGTGTCCCCGGCGGTCAAACCCGTGATCATCAGCTTACCGTTGAACCGCGCCGTCGTCGGATAGTTGATAGTCCAGCGCCCGTTAGCTGCGTTATACCGCGACTGCAGGTCCGAAACTTCCGTGTCGAATGCGACAGCCGCGATACTGTTGCCGATGGACAGCGCGCCGGTTTGCCTGACCGAAATCACCGGATCGTTCTGGAACCCGGACTGCTTGACCTGTCCCGAATAGCCGAAGTCGTCATAGTTGACACCCTCAACACTGATCGTCCCAAGGTCAGCGTTCGCGCCGTAGACCTTGAACGCGGTGTAGGTGTCATTGCCCGAGGTCGCCCGCAACACCACCCCGTCAATCTTCACGTCTGCAATCGTGTAGCTGGATGCGTCCAGTTCAATCGCGCCCATGCAAAGCGCGCCGTCATTGCTGTAGAATTGGACGTTTTTGCCCTTCAGCGCCTTGACGCCGGTAGACAGGATGTGACGCTTTTTGTTGTGTTCAAACGTGGTGTCGTACATGAAAATGCCCTGGCCCAACCCGGCTTCGCCAGCGACGAACATGCCGACATTCTCGCCCAGGACAATCGCGCATTGGTTCATGGTCAGCATTTGCATTTTCACGCGCATGTTGCCGGAAGACGGAACGTGCGGCCCGACCTGACCGCCGGAAGTGAAGGCGGTAAAGCTGGTGGTGTCAGTGCTGGAAATCTCAAACGTGTTCGTCGTGGCGTTGGCGACGGTGTAGACGTTGCCGTTCAGTTCGACCATGCCGCCAATGTCGAAGAAAATCACCTTGTCACCATTGCTGAATCCGTGCGCGGCGGCGGTTACCACGCCGGGGTTCGCCTGCGTGATTCCCGTGATTGTCTTGTATTCGTCTGTGCCGTTGGCTTGGATGAAACACTGGCTCATCATGACGAAAGATGTTTCGTTAAAGCCACTATCACCCTTCAGGTCGACGCCCCAACCACTGCAATTCTCAACACGCAAATGGCTCATCCGCAGCATGTTGGACCCGTCATTGTCACCCAGGGTGCAGACTACATCGACGCCCGTGCCGTCCAGTCCGTCAACGTGCATACCGTCCAGATAGAACTGATAGGCCGTGCTTAGGCGGATGCCGACCTGGTCCGTGCCGGTCGTGCTGATGACCTTGCCGCCCTTGATGCCGCCGCCGCGAAGGAAGTTCGTGCCGGGTGTACCGCCTGCGGAAATGTCAAACATTACGCCGCTGCTGACCTGATTGTCGAAGACAGTCAGCGACCCAGCACAGATGATTTCCGGCCCTTGGTTGAACGTCTCGGTCGCACCGCTGACAAAATCCAGCGACGTGCCGACAGGGAACGTCCCGACGCCGAAGAACAGACGCCCGCCGCCCGCGGCCATGATGCTATCATATGCGTTTTGAATGGCCGTCGCTTGGTCGGAACCGGTGGTGATGCCGAAAGCCGCCGCCGCATAATCAGCGCCAATTACGGGCAGCACATTCATTTTCACACTGCCGGCGGTTGCGATGTGGTTCGTGCTGGACCCGGACGCGACGACCTCGTACACATAGCCGCCCGCACCGATGATGTCACCGGCCGCGACGACCTTTGTGCCGCTGACCGTGTAGGTCAGATCGGTGTCGGCCAGCAGGTCGGCGACACTGTCAAAGGTGAACCGGATCCGCCCGAAAAGGTCAGCGACCCCCTGCATGCTCGGTTGATTGGTGGGCTCTTTGGGGTAAGAGAAAATCGCATTTTCTGCGGATTGCTTCACGCTCATTACGTCACCGTCACGCTATGGGGGCCATCTGCATTCCCTTCTACCCCAGACCCGTTGATTGGGGCAAACCAATAATAATAGGTGTCGGCCGCCAGGCCGGTGTCGGTGAAGCCGCCAGACGCGTTGGCCGCGGTCAAAACAGTCGCGACCAGGGACGCCGACCCGAACGTCGCAGTCGTGCCGCGATAGACCCGCACGGCGTATTGGTTCGGGTCGTTTGCGGCAGTCCAGGTCGTGACCGTCTCGCCTGTGCCGCCCGTTGCTGATGCCGCGGTCAGGTCGTCGGGCGCGGTCGGGTTGGCGACAGGGGTGATCAGATATTCGGTTTCGCCGCCGCCGACGTCAGCCGCCCAGCCCGACGCCCTGCCGCCGCCCGTGACAGTCTGCCACTGTACCACATATTCCACATTCTCGGGCACGATTGCCGAATATGCCCGGTTTTCTTCCATGTCGGTGACGAAATATTCGTATTCGGTCGTGCCGTTCGGCGCGTAACGGAAACGATAGGACCGGTCCGGGCGATCGGGCGCGTCAAAGGTTGCGGCGATGCGCACCGCCGCGCCGCCGTCCGTGGCGATTTGTTCCGCCGTAATTACCACATTGGTGGCCGTTTCCAAATCAGTGTCGATGTTCAGCGACGGTTCGGGCGCGGGCGGCGCGCCCTCGGATTGCCCCGCACCGGTCCAACGGTCAGCGGCCAGCGGCACGACGGCAAACGCAGTGGCCATGCCGTCGTCGCTTTCCTCGACCGGGCTTGCGATTTCATAGACGCCGCTGAAGTCGGAGTCATAGTCCAGATTGACCGCGCGTTCCGACTTGGCAAGGATGCCCTTGACAGTGCACCCGAAGGCACCGCGACGCGGCGGTGCGATCCGGGCCCCGATTGCGCCTGCCAGCCGAAACGCCTGGTTGTGGTCCTGACAGCCCAGGATGTCGACAAACGCATAATTCGGTTCGCGCCCCTCGACGTAGTACGTCGGGTTGCGCCAGGGCGCGCACGGCTGCGTCGTGTAGTTGTGATCTGGTGACGTGTAACGCACGACCACGCCGTCGACCTCGGACTCGCCGTCGTCAATGATTTCGGTGCGTGCCGACACGATGTCGCGATCGCCGTCCAGGGAAAGGGTCGGCGCGACGTAGTAACCGACGACCGGATAAGCAGCCCCGACATTGTCATAAGCGACGAAGCCGTCACAGGTCGACAAAATGTCGCTTTCGGCTTCTTGGCGTTCCGTCTTGTCAGACACCGCAATGCCGCAGCGATACATGGGCACATCGACGCCCGATCGGTTTTGCACCAGCGTGTCGCACAGATCGGCCTGTTCTGCGACCTTGTTCCAGTTCACTTCGGACATGGGGCGGCCGCGCCCGAAACGATTGGTGCGCCACCAGGCCCAAATGATCGCCGGGTTTCCGTTGCCGGCCGTCCAGGTCGACGAGTCGTCAATGTCGTGCGTCGGTTCGCGCGGGTCATAGATCCGCGAAAAGTTGCCCAGTAGCGTGACGGACGGTTCGCCCAGACCCATGGCACCGCGCCAGCGATAGACCTTGTGGCGGTTTTCCAACGTCACGGCCTTGACGCGCACGATCGAATACGTGACGCCTGCCAGATGAAAATCGGCCGGAAGGCTCGGGAACGCTGCCGTGAACGCCGTCGGTTTCGTGCCGATGATGTTCGACGAGTCAGGCGTAACCGTGTAAACGCGGAACTGCGGCACGCGGGTGCCGGTCCCTTCATAGGCGTTGCCGTCCGTGGTCAGGCAAAAATCATCGGTCAGCACATCGCCCGCAGTGAACCCGTCCGTGCCGTCGGAAATGGTTAGCGGCACCGTGTCGAAGAAATACGACGGATCGCCGGTCAGTTCGTTGTCGGCGTGCGCCACGATGTACCAGAAATTGCCCGACTCGTCGAACTCGGCAAAGATGCCCGCCGCACCACCGACCGCCACCGTGCCGGCCACTTGAAAGCGGTCGGGCGCAGCAACGCGCGAATTGAGCCGAACCGACTCCAGATCAGGCGGGCGCTGCGCCCGGGGTCGCAACAGGTAATTGATCCCGGCGTTCAGCAGCAGCGACCCCAGAAGGGTCTGGCCGAAAAACGCACCGATGCCAAAAAAGCCCGGGTAAAGAACCGACGCCGCGATCGCCGTCGTCGACGCCGCGCCGGTGAAGCCCAAGTAAAGCGCCGTGATTGGTTCAGCTGTCGCCGCACCCGGCCAAATGACCGCCGCGCTACAGAGCAATGCCGCCTTGATCAATCTCATATCGCCCACGCCCCTAAAATTGCCGCAGGGCATTCAATCACGCCCCGTTCCATACGAAACATCACGCGCCGCCCCATGTCCACACCGGCGATCTGCATGTCACCCATTTGGCAAACGACCGGGTTGCCCTTCCGGCGGTCGCTGGTGCGGTCAAAGCCCGCCCAGGTCATCCCGTAGTCAAAGAGTCCCAGCGCGCCGCCATGCGCCGCCAGGATGCGTCGCGCACCCTCTTCGTCGTCATAGGTGCCCCGCCACGGCGCGGCCGGGTCGATCCCGGTCACGCGCAGAATGTGGTCAGCGACCGAAAGGATACAATCCGCCCGGCCCCATTCGTGCGACGTGCGCCGCCACAGGGTGCGGGTGTCGTCAGTCGAACACATAGGTTCGATTTGCGTTGCCGGCGACAAAGACGCACCCGGAATCCGACGACACACCCAGCAGCGCGGCGCGCTCATTCTGCGACGTGTCGGTGTAGGTGCCGCCCGGAAACCGGCTGCGTCCATATTCGACCGTGCGGCAGCTGACGAAGGCTGCGTAATTCTCGACCCATTGCCCGGCCTGTTGTTCGACCAGGCTTTTTTCGAACCGCACGCCGCGCATCACCAGACGATTCGCGAACGCGATCGGTGTCTGAGGCCGCATCCCTTCGCCCGGGTGAACGATGACGCGATAAACCGTCAAGTCGCGATCGCGCGCCTTCGACTGGTCAGCCTTCAGCGCGTCAAAGGCTTCCCGGCTGACAAAGGGGATGCCGAACTCATAGGTCGGCGACGCCCCGTCGCGCGGGTCGCGGATCGGCGGCGCGGTGTGATGGTCTTCGCCCGCCGCGTCGATCGTTCCCTGCCATTCGACACCGCCACTCGTGATCAGCTTGCCCTGCCCGTGCCACAGTCGCACCGGGTATCCGTCGAAATCGTAATGGAAACACCGGCGAGTCGAGACAAACGAGTCGCCGCTTTGTTCCAGAGCCGCCAGCAATTCGGTTTCGAAGGTCAAGGCAAATACTCCCTGAACTGCAGTTCCGGCAACGGGGCGTGACGCCGATCGCCGGCCGACGAAAACGCCTCACTTGCGTTGACGCAAACACCCATAAACGACGGGCGGAACTTGATTTCGGTCGAGGTCGTCACGTCGCGGCGCAGCGGCGGGCTGATTTCCACAGTGGCGACGTCGGCGGAATCGTAAGTTACCGCCATGGCTTCATGCGTGAAGTCAAACGCACCTGACCGGAACCCGAAGACGTGGCCAGGCTGCAGCACTTGGCCGAATGTCGACATGTCGATCGCGATCGACGCCTGCCCCTCGGACGCGGCGGCCGCCACGGGGGCTGTCGGTAGTGCATGAGCCCAATAGTTGCCGTCCCAAGGGTTACTGTTGTCCCAGGGGATGCCGCCTGTCGCCGGAGGCGTCACACCCAAATCAGCAGGCGACAGGGTTTGATAGGACGCGCATAGGGGAATGCGCATCACCGACCCATTGCGGATCCGCGACACGGTCCAGCCTGCCTGCCGTTCGACCGCGCGATCGCCGAAGAACCGCGGGAAACTGACCGCCAGCATTCCGACGCCGCCCGGTTCCGGGTTGGCGATGTTGATGCCGCCACCCGTCAGGCCACCGTTCAGGGCTTGCCCGCCGGCGGCAAAGTGCTGGCCCATGCGGATCAGTCCGGGTCGCCAGTCGTAAATGATTGCCGTCATCGCACTAGGCCCCCGGACCGCTGATATTCGTTGCTGATCTGACCGAAGCCGCGACGCACGTCAGACACCGCACCTTGCCGCGCCTGTGACGACGACACGCGAATATTTGCTGCGATCTTGCCGTCGTCGGTCAAGGTCAGGTCGCCGCCCTCGACCCGCGAAACGACCTCGACCCGTTCGGGCGTGCGAGTCAGGGCACGCTGCGTTTGCTGGGCATTCATGATGCGCCCGCCGCCGTTGCCCGGAATCATCAATTCCGGCCCGTTCTCGCCGACCAGCGTTGGCCGCCCGGCGACTAGCGGCCCACCCGATGCGCGCTTGCCGAAAATGAAACTCAGCAGTCCGCCGCCAAAACCGCCACCGCCACCACCGGTCAAGCCCCCGGTGAAGATGTCGGAAATGCGGCTTGCCAGCGCCTCGGCTGCGATTCGCTTGATGACGTTAATCATCACATCGCCCAGATTTTCGCCGTTGACGATTGCGTCGGCGATGGATTTCGAAAAGTCGTCGATCGCCGAAATCATGTCGCCGAACTTCGCATCGACCATACGTTCATTCAGGCGCTGCATTGCCTGGTCGTACTGTTCCGATGTCAGTTGGCCCGCAGCCATCACGCGGTTCAGCGTGTCGATTTCCTCCTGAACCTTTTCTGTGTCGGTCGCCAGGCTTTTCAGGATCCGGTCACGTTCACGCAACAGTTCGTTTTGCGCCTTCTCGGCCGCGCTTGTGCCGCCGCTGCCGCCGCGACCGGTCGGTTTCGCGTCGGGGTCGACGAATTTGCCGTCTCGCAGGACGTAGCCGCGCCCGTCCGTGATTTCGGTGTCGGTCGTCGTGCCGCGGCCACCATATTTCGACATTGCCCGACCGCCGGGCGAAAATTCATAGGCCAGTTCCGCAAGGCGCAGGTTATCGGCAAGCCGTTTGGCTTCGTCTGCGCCCGCGCCGATCGGGCCCGCCAGGTCCAATCCGGCCAGGATCAGGCCCTGCGCCGCCGCATCAAGTAGCTGGTCGTAAAGCGCCTTGCCTTCATCTTCAGCGTCGGCCAGGTTGTCGGACGCGTCCGAAATGTACTCGACGAGCGCAAGCATAGCGTCGGCCTGCGCCCGCGCCCCTTCGGTCTGTTCAATCTCAGCGAACCGCGCCGCAACCTCCTGCGCCTGCGACTCGGTGATCCCGAGAATGTCGGCCAGGTCGTCAAAGTTGCGGTTGACCTCTCGCAATGCAGAAAGTTCGCTTTGCGCTTCCGCAATGCGATCGACCACGGCGCGCAATTGTTCGTCGCTAAGATTAGTCTGCGCCTGCAGGTCGGCAATTTCGGCCTTTAGCGTCTTAATCTCGGACGAAGCGTTGCGGATCTGGGCAGGGTCAAGACCCAGCGTTCCGCCGACGTCCAATTCGCCAGCGATCGACCGCGACGCTGCGTTCAGTGCCTCGCCCGCACGAATAGCGGCGATTTCGCGTTCGATTTCAAAGAACCGCTGCGCCTGTTCCGCCATACCGCGATACTTCTGTTGCAGCGCCGAAAGGCCCTGTCCTGAATTTGCGGTCGAGGACTCGAGTCGCGACATTGCCGCGTCAAGATCATCCATGGTGGTTTCGAGGTCTTTTGCGGCGTCTTCACTTTTCAGCATGTTCACAGCCAGCGGCAGCAACGCGCCAGCGGCGACACCCGCAGCGATCCCGACCGCACCGAAACCCAGTGTCAGGTCGGGCAACTGGATCGCCAAGGCACGCACAATGTCGCCGCCAGCCATGGCCTGCTGGCCAACCTGCGACAGCTGCATCGCCATGTATCGGGAATCTGTTGCGACCCCGCCGACCATCCGCTTGTGCGATTTGGCCACAGTGTCAAAGGATTTGGTGACTCGTGCGTTCGACTTCTGCCACTGCTGTTCGGATCGCTTGGCCGTGCCAACCATGCGCGCTTCGGCGGCGGCCAGCTGCTTGGTCAGCTTGTTCAGGGTGACGCCGATTTCGACCTCAAGGCCCTTGTTCTGCGATTCCGTTGCCATCAGCTAAAGCCCTCGATCCCTAGTTCTCGGGCCCGGTCTTCGCTCATGCCTTCGCCGGAACCCTTGCGCACCTTACCACCGCCGTGCGCCTGCTGATAGCCATCAAGACACGCGTTCAGTTCCCAAACCGTCATGCGCCCGATTTGTTCGGGCGTGAACCCCATTACTGCGCCGGATCCGTAGAGTGCTGAGAACTTCCATTTTCCGGGGGGCTTTCCGGTTCCCCCGTCGGCTTTCCCGACGAGTCATCGGCTGGCCCTGCCAGCGCATCCCACATGATCGCAATGCACGTCATCTTGATGTCAAGATAACCGTGCGTTTCGACCACGCGCATGACCAGTTTCGTGGCATCCTGTCGCGCCATTCCGCCGCCGATCAGACCCTGCCGCAGAACCTCGATCACGTCATCGACGCGCCAAGCCGCCGTGACGCGAAATCGGTTCAGCACCTCTTCGGGCCCGGCGTCGCACGCGTTTTGAATGGCGCGAAGTTCGCCGATCCGCAAGGCGAAATCATGTTCGCCGCCGGGCCAATTCAGAGTGATCATATCAGGCCGCGTTCGTGGTCGTGACAACGCCCGAGAACTGCAGTTCGATTTCTGCGGTGACAGACTGGCCCTTGGTGCGCGACGTGCTGTAGTTGGACAGGATCGCGGTGCCCTGTTCATACGCAATGTCGCCCGACGCGGCGGCCGAGTCATGAATGCGGGTCAGATACTGCAGGCCGTCGTGATACCAGGTCTTCATCATGCCTTGCGACCCGCGCGCCCAAACGCCGGTGCCCGAAACGGTCATTTCCTTGGAACGGACCTTTTTGACCAAATTGAACGGCAGCGATTCATCATCACAGTCGGGGATTTCGGTAGAGTCGACATTGGTCGTGCGGTTCACGGTGACGTCGGTCATCCCGCAGATTTTGGACCAGGTGGCCCCGCTATCTGTCGAAATTTCCAGGATCATTTCGTGAAATTCTTCGATCACTGCGGCGGTCATTGGCGCAACTCCTTACGCTTTGTTTAGCTTCTTGAGGGCGCGCAAAACAGCCCTCGAAAGGTTCGCCCGGATCCGCTTCTTGTTGGCGCGGTAGACCGGGAAAAAGTAAGGCGAAGCCGTTGCCGCGCCAGTTTCGCGACCTGTCGTCGCCTGCACACGTCCCTTTGTGCCAAATTCCAGCCATCTAGGCAAGTCAGCGATGCGTTTGTCGGTAAGAGGCTTGACCCGCACTTTCGCCGCGATCGTGCCATACCCCTTGCCGTTCGACCGCTGGCGGATCTGCATTTCCGCCGGCACGGCCTCGATTTGCGCCCGCACTTCTGCCGACGTGCAGAGCCCGCGCATTTCCTGCACCAGCTTGCCGGTTTCCTTGTCGGCCTGGGCGGTTACTTCAGTGACAATGGCGTCGGGAATCGCACGCATTCTGCGTTCCAGCTGTGCGATCCCCTTAACCATCGACCGACTCCTGTACCCTGAAGGCGATCTGAATCACACCGTGTGCCGTTTTGCCGTCGGGGTCGAGGAAGGTTTGAGCAAGCTGCATATATCCGGTCATGCGTGCATAAGGTTCGGCCATTTCGAACGGCACGTCATGAAGCGCCGCCTTGACCGCCGCGACAAGATCCTTGCACGGGTTCAGGCGGCCCTGGTCCTGCGACCAACAGTCCAGCTGGATGGTTTCGACGCTTGACGTGATGCACTCTTCGTCGGCCGGCACGATGTCGGACGGGCCAAACGACACGGACGGATATTCGCCGTCGGACGGCATAGCGTCATAGACGCGATCCCCGACGATGGCAGAAACGCCGGGGTCCGCGATCAGTATGTCAAAGATCGCCTTTTGCAGAGCCGACGACCAGCCCATGATTTACGCGCTCCG